GCGCGCCTACGCCGCTGCTCTTATGCCGCGCGCGGCCTCTGGATCGACATGCTCTCGCTCATGGGGGGCGAGTGTGATGAATTCGGCTATCTCGTCATGGAGGGGCAGGCGCTCTGCGCCAGTGATCTGGCCGGCCTTCTCGGCGGATCAGAGCGCGACGTACAGAAACTCCTCGCCGAGCTCGAAAGCAAATGGGTGTTCAGTCGAGTGGGGGAGGAAAATCTTCCCGACGATATCCGCGCGCTCGTAAATCCGGCGATGCCCGTTGAGGCGATTTTTAGTCGGCGCATGGTGAGGGATAAGCGCCAGGAGGAGATCGACAGTGAGAACGGAAGAAAAGGGGGCAACCCTGCGGTTAAGGCGCACGCGCCGAAAAATGGGAGTTTGGGTTTACCCCTTGAAGCAACCGGAGGGTTAACCGGGGGGGATAAAGCCCAGAGTCAGAATCCAGAGTCAGAGGCAGAAAGAAGATCCTCGCTTCGCTCGGATTCGCGCTCGAAGCAGGGCGATGACGAGCCGCCCGGGTTTGCCGAGTGGTACGATGCCTATCCCCGCAAAAAAGCTCGCCCACACGCTGCCAAAGCGTACGCCGCGGCCCTGAAACGCGGCGCAACTCCCGAAATTCTGCTCGCCGGCGCAAGGCGTTACGCCGAGCAGAGAAAGCACGAGGACCCGAGGTTCACGAAGCATCCGGCGACGTGGTTGAACGCCGACGGATGGCTCGACGAGGAGGACAAAACGTCCAATGGCACAGGAACTCACGCCGTCTCCGGCGGTACAAGCAAGCTTGGTACCATCCTCGAGGGCGCCAGGCGCGCTGCCGAGCGCGCTCACTGAGGAGCGCAACATCGAGGGGTTCACGCGTCCTGTATGGGTTTCGCGTGAGCTGAATCCCGGCGAGGGAATTGCGGTTCAACAGGCGCTTGTCGCGATCGAGGCGAGGCTCGCGCCGGCGTCGTCGGACACCATCATCCAGGAGATCGCGCATCTCATGGTGCACGACCACACGAAACGTAGCGCCGAGGAGGTAGACGTGATTCTGAGCGATTATGCGCAGGATCTCGCGGAATTTTCCGAGGCGCATGTCAGGGAAGCTGCGCGAGAACATCGGCGCACCAAGAACTGGTTTCCAAAGATTGCAGAGCTGCGTGCGCTCGCGCTGGATCTTCACATTGCAGACCGCGTCATGCGCCATCGGGCGCGTGTGCTTCTTGGTTTGGAGGAGCCGGCATCCTGGGAGAAACCGCGGCCCGCACCGGTTGCGATCGACGGCGGATTGTCGGAGCGCGGGCTCTCCGAAATGGAAGACCGTCTCGCAAAGCTCGCGAAAGTAAATCCTGGCCTCGCTCAGTCGATTCGCAATCTCTACACCCTGCGCCAACGGGGCCGCGCGCCGGCGCCACTTCTCGAGAGAGCGAGCTGAATGGGTTGGTACGCCGTTATCGCCAAGTCCCGGATGGACCTTCGTCTGGCAAAGGCCTTGGTCGCCATCGGAATCGATGCGCGCGTCCCCCGCATCTATCGGCGGCAGAAAATTTCCAGCTTCGCTTTTGCGGTCCCGACGCGATGGCTAACGCCGTACGTTCTGGTCGAAGTCGAAGAAGACGAGCAGTTCAAAACGATCCGCGAAACGCTCGGGTTCGAGGATTTCTTGACGTTGCCGCCCCCGGCGCCGACGCGGATCAAGAGCGAAATCGTGTTCCATATTCTGGCGCAGGAGCTCGAATCTGAGCATGAGGCCGAGACGCCAACGCGACCCAGGCAAAGCGTCTACGGCGTGGGCCAAAAAGTGTGCATCGTCCAAGGCCCGTGCAAGGGCGAAGTCGGAACCGTCAAGGAAGTCATCGGCGGCCGTCTCAAAATCGAAACGCGCGGCCCCATTCCCATCATCGCCAAAGACCGCGAGGTCATGGAGGCGTGAGCAGCTCTCCGCATCCGCGCCACGACGCGAACAATGTGGTCGTGATCTCGTCGACGATCGTGAAATATGTTCACGGGGAGAAGCCGTACCGCGTTCTGGAGCTAGCGGGCGAAGGCCGTGTGCGAATTCCGGAGCATGGTTACGATACGCTGGAGGAAGCGCAGCGCCAGGTTACGAGAGCGCGGACATGACGCCGCCGAAGTGCAAAGCCTGCGGTCACCCGCACTGGCAAAACGAGCCGCACGTCTTGCCAAAGCCTGCGAAGAAAAAGCGCGCCAAACGGAAGCGTACGACTTACCAACGGAGCCTGATGAAGCGGAGATACTGGGCTAAGAAAGGATTGCCGGTTCCGCAGTTCGATGCTCGCCGCAAAGCCAATCATTCGCAGGAAGGTTCTTAGCCCACCCCTTGACGTGGAACCAATTTGAGCCTTATGCGTATTGCACTTTCCGATTCGCGCCGCGCAAATTTCAGCATGCGCCTGCGGCGGAGCATGGAAGAACCCACCAAAATCGAACGGCGGATCGGCGCGGAAAACGCTTCGAGCGACTCTTCCACCAAGAACGCGGTACGATTCGCTTCGGCGCTTTCTGAACGCGCGCTCGCGTCCGAGGCCATGACGACCGGCACCGTCTCAACCCATGGGACCAAACATCACGCTATCGGGGAATCTGGCCGCCGCCTCACACAGCCAAAGGGCGGCCACTGAATTCCAATTCGAGGCCCGCTGAAAACAGCGGTTGAAACAACATGTCGAAGCCGCCAGTCGGCCGCCCATTTCAGAAGGGCCAATCCGGCAACCCGGGCGGCCGAAAGAAAATTCCGGTGCATGTGACCGAGCTCGCCCAGGCGGAGACGGAAGCCTGCATCAAGAAGCTGGTTGCGCTCCGCGACGGCAAGAAGGTTGCCCACAGCGTCCAGCTTGGCGCCACGCTTGCACTGCTCGACCGCGCATGGGGGAAGCCGTCGCAACCCATCGAAGGCAACTTCAATCTCTCGGCACTGACCGATGAACAGCTTCAGCAGCTTGCAGGCATTCGCGCAGCGGCTTCCCAGTCTGGCGGAAATTCAGGCTGAGCAGGCGCGCCGCCTTGCGGCCGCACAGGCAAGAGAAGCCGAGGAGCGCTTCAAATCCGAACAGGGCGAACAGTCGTCGTTCGAAGCCGAGAAGCTACGCTGTGCGGCCGACATCGTTCACTGGTTCGATCATTGGGCCTGGACGTACGATCCGCGCCTGGTGGGATCGGCAACCGGACCGTTCATCCCGTTCAAGCTGTGGCCACGGCAGATCTTGTATGTCGAGTGGTTGCGGGCACGTGTTGAAGCCGGTGAAGCCGGCCTGACCGAAAAGGCGCGCGATGCGGGCGTCACCTATCTCGCCGCCGGGTTCGCGCTCAATCGCTGGCTGTTCGTTCCGGGGTTCAAGGCGACGTTCGGTTCGCGGGAAGAGGATCTTGTCGACAACCGCGACAACCCTGACAGTATCTTCGAAAAACTCCGCATCATGCTCAGGCGGCTTCCGGAATGGATGCTGCCGAAGGGTTTTGACTGGCGCCGGCATGACACGATCATGCAGCTCACCAATCCCCAGAATGGAGCCTCGATTACCGGCGAAGGCGGCGAGCAAATGGGCCGCGGCGGACGCGCCACGGTGTACTTCGTCGATGAAGCGGCGTTCATCCCAAGGGCGGAAAGCATCGAGCGGTCGCTGTCGGGCACCACGGACTGCGTACAGTGGATCAGCTCCGCAAACGGAATGGGGAATCTGTTCTACCGCAAACGCATGGCGCTTCCCGGAAAGCAGGTGTTCCGTTTCGCATATCGCGACGACCCACGCAAAACAGTGGAATGGGCGGAAGCGAAGAAAGCCGATCTCGACCCTGTAGCCTGGGCCTCCGAATACGAAATCGATTACGGCGCGTCCGTCGAGGGCGTGTGCATCCCCGCGGCATGGGTACAATCTTCCCAGGCGCTCACAAAGCTGCTCGGGAAAATTGACAGGGTCGGACACGGCGTATCGGGCGGGGACGTCGGCGGGGGCAAGGCAAAGTCCGTTCTGATCCACCGGTTTGGACCGGTCGTATTGCCCCCCGAAACACGGGGCGACCCCGACACGACCGAAACCGCGCATTGGATGATTTCATCTTGCGCCCAGGCAGGGACGGAAACACTCAACTTCGATTCGGTCGGCATCGGAGCAGGCGTCGCCTCGACGCTCTCCAAAACGAACGGCATCGATCTGACCAAAGTTCCGGTCAACACCGGGCTTCCTCCTTCCCATCGGGTGTGGCCCGACGGCCGCATGAGTTCGGACATGTTCGGCAACGCAAAGGCCGAACTGTGGTGGATGGCCCGGCACGCATTCCAGCGGACCCACGAATATGTACGCTGGCTGACGACGGGTGGCAAAGAGGGCGCAAAGTTTCCCATTTCCGATCTGATTGCGCTTCCCGCAGACAATGCCTTGGCGGCCCAACTGAGCGTCGTCCGCTGGTTCAAGAACGAGCGTGGCAAGATCGTCATCGAGACGAAAGATCAACTCAAGAAACGCGGCGTGCCGTCACCGGACTATGCCGACGCCTTCGTGCTCACGTTTTTTGAACAGGTGACGATCGCGCCGAAGATCGTCATGCCCCTGGTTGTCAGTGGAGCGCGGCCGGGGCCGGGAGGATAGCGGATGGCTGCTGCAAAGCGCGCGCCAAGGCAGCCGTCGAGAACGCTCCGGACCGCAGACGATTCCTCGCTCGGCTACGTGGCGCCCCAGCTTCCGACCGATCTTGTCTTCCGTACGATCGGTTCCCGAGGCCTCCGACAATACGGAGGCTATGTTCGTGATGAGTTCCTGCCTCAACTCACGGGCAGGCAGGCCGCCCGCACCTACCGCGAAATGCAGGACAATTCGCCGACCGTCGGGGCTGTTCTCTTCGCCATTCAGCAATCCATGCGGGAAGTCACCTGGCGAGTGGAGTCTCCGGACAGCAGGCCAGAGAGCACAGAAGCGGTAGAATTCGTCGAATCCCTGATGGAGGATATGACGCAGCCCTGGCCGGATTTCGTGTCCGAGTCGCTGTCAATGCTTCCCTTCGGTTTCGCGCCGCACGAGATCGTGTACAAGCGGAGAAGCGGGTCCAAGCCATTCAACCCGAATCCCCCAAAGGGAAAGAAAGTCTATGCTTCGAAATTTTCTGACGGGAAGGTCGGTTGGGCAAAACTACCGCTGAGGGCCCAGGAAACCGTCATCAAGTGGTTTTTCGACGAGGACGGCGACACCACCGGCATGACGCAGCAGCCATGGTTCGGCGGCCTGATCGATATTCCGATGGAGAAGCTGCTTCTCTTTCGCCCGTCCGTGCACAAGAGCAATCCGGAAGGACGGTCCATTCTTCGAACCGCCTATCGCAGCTGGTGGTTCATCAAACGGCTCGAGGAACAGGAAGGTATCTGCCTCGAGCGTCTGAGCGGCATGCCAGAATACCGGGTGCCGTCGACGCTCCTGGATGCAGCCAATGCCGGCGACCCCAAAGCGAGCGCGGCACTCGAGCAGTTCAAGCGCATCGTCCGCAACGTTCGCGTCGATGAACAGATGGGTTTGGTTACCCCATCGGACACCTACGTCAATTCCGACGGAACACTGTCGAATGTTCCGATGTACGAGTTCCGCTACGCAGTGCCTCAGCAATCGCGGGCGGGCGCCAATTTCGACACGCCGATCAACCGGCACAAGCTCGACATCGTCACCAGCATGCTTGCCGATTTTCTCGTGCTTGGTCATGGCCAGTCATCGAGGGGCTCGCAAACGCTCGGCGAGGCGAAGATCGATCTCTTCATGCAGGCGACGGAAGGCTGGCTGACGGGGAATGCCGGCGTCCTCAACGATCATGGCCTAACCCGTTTGTGGCGCCTCAACGCCATGGACGAGGACACGCGACCCAGAATCGCCCCCGACATGCCACGGCGCATCGATCTCGACGGGCTCTCCAACTTCATTCTGCGGCTGTCGCAATCCGGGGCGGCGCTCTTTCCCGATCCGGAACTTGAGAATTACCTTCGCGACGCCGCCGATCTCCCCGAAGTAAGCGAAGACAATCTGCAGGACGTGATCGACAAGGATCCCGAAGGGGCCGATCTGCAGAAACAGATGCGGGGCATGATGGCTCGCCGGCTGGTTCGCAAGGGATTTTTCTCGGTACGCAACTCCACGCGCAAGCGCAACAAGGCCAATGGCGCGCATTCTCACGGCTGACGATTTCCAGCCGGACGATGACCCGGCCGCCGAAATTGCAGATTCCGCCGAAGCGAAGATCAAGGCTGCTATCCGCGATGTCTTGGAGGCTCTCGTCGCAGCGTATTCT